TGATAAAGAACCATTTAAAACAAAACCACCAAATAAAGAATTTGATGAAGAGATGCCTTTTAAAGTTGTGGATTATGAAAGGATTAATATAATATCAGTAGGAGTAATTCAAGATTTAATTAAGCAAAATGAAATACAACAAAAACAAATTAATCAACAACAAGTTATTATCGATAAATTACTTTCATCAAATTCATTCAAAGAATTTAAATCAAATTAATATATTATGAAAATTGAGAAAAGTGAAAAGAAAAATAAAAAATATAAAGTTAAACATAATGGAAAGTATGTACACTTTGGAGACTCTCGTTATGAACATTTCAAAGATACAACTGGATTAGGATTATATAGTAATTTAGATCATAATGATAAAAAGCGACAAATAAATTATTGTAAAAGAAGTGCTGGAATAAAAGATAAAAATGGTAATCTTACAAAAAATAATAAATTTAGTGCAAACGCATTAAGTCGAAAATTTTTATGGAGTTGTTAATATATAATGGATACAGAATCAACAACTCTCATTGTTGTTATTGCTAATTTAATTATACAACCTCTGCTACAATATTTACTCCATTCTCGCTGTTCACACATAAAAGTTTTAGGATGTGTAGAATGTGATAGAGAGATTATGAAAAGTAAAGAAGAAAAAGAAGATAATACAGAACAAGAACAAATAGAGTTTTAGTAAATATATTTATCCGTTAAAAATGTATATTTTTTTATAATATAAATAAATATATATCATGGATAATGAATGGGTAAAAATAGAAGGATATGATAATTATTTTGTAAATAAAGATGGAGAGGTTAAGAATATTAAAAAAGGTAATATTTTAAAACCAAGAGATAATGGAAGTGGATATGATATTGTAGATTTAAGTAAAAAAGGAATAAAAAAAACTCATGCGATTCATCGATTAATTGGTTTAGCATTTATAGAAAAAATAAATGAAAATTATGATTGTGTGGATCATATTGATAGAAATACAAAAAATAATCTTTTAGAAAATTTAAGGTGGGTTGATAAATCAGGCAATAATAGAAATAAAGAAATACCAAATAAACATGGTTATACTGGTGTCTATAAAAAGGGAGAAACATTTTGTTCTGCCATTAGAGGTGAGAATGGTAAAAGAATACATTTAGGAACTTTTGCTACACCTGAACATGCTGGAGATGCATATAAAAAAAAATATGATGAAATAATGTCTATATATTAATTATTTTTCACAACTACAATTAGTATCCTCATGTTCTTCATCATTTATGACTATCTTATTAAATCTCTGATAATATTTTTCATTTGTGGGTTTATTCATTCTAATAAATAAAAAACTATATTTCTCATTCCACGCAAGTTTTAATACTTCATTTTGTTGTTCTTTTGTTAAATCACCCATTAATTCTTCTTTTATATTATCTAATTCCTTACGATTATCCGTGCGGAACAATATAAACGAATTCATGTTGCATCTGAATGTGAGTGGCAATTCATTATATCGTTGAGACATTATCCAAATACTTAATCCAGCAGACCCATCTTCGTCAGGGTTTGTTAAAATATGCCTACGATTAAGCACACATTTACACATATTAGTTGATTTTTTTATGCTCTTAATCACATCATCAAGTATCAAAAGACAATTATTATTTTCGTCTTCTTGTTCTGTTTCTATAATATCTTCTAAAAGTTCATCACTATATTTATTATGCACTCTCTCTTCATTTAGGTTTAACTTATCGAGAGGGAGAGAATGTAATGAACCACTAATTAAATATATATGATCGAAGTATTTATAATAGAAACGAGGTGTTTTAGGTTTAGATTTAGTAGGATGTGATTTTAGCATACTTAATACAGCTGATGTTTTACCGCTTCCTGCAGCCCCAACAATATATAAAGCATCATTCATAGGACATAAGGGAGATGCGACTCGATATGGAACATTAGATAAACTATCTACATTTTGCTTTATTAAGGGAATTTCATTTAATTTAGAATTATTAATTACTTTCATATAAAATAATAATAGAAAAAATAAAAAAAGTTATAACATTTAATTTAAGAAATTTTTTTATATACACTAATTATATAATGGAAAATCCAATGCGAAATCTCCCAAGAAGTATGCAATATTCATTAGGTGTCGGTGCTGATACTATCCCTTCGACTACTCGTCTACACAGATGGGATAGTACACATTCCAGTTATATTAGCGAAAGTAATAATGTAGCACACATTCCAATTGCTGCCGATGGTTTTATTCAGACAAGTGAAGGATATTTATTTCTTCAGGTCACTAATAATTCCACCACACAACCTGCTAATTTAGATGGTAATGCTAATTGTTTAATTGATAAAGTTGAAATCTCTGTCGCTGGATCTTCAGGCAAGGTAGAAATAATTGAAAATTACAATACACTTGCTCTTCTTAAAGGTGCTTACAATAATACATTAGAACATCAAAATTATCTTGCTAATACTGCTGGAGCTGGAACTGCCGAAGTCGGACAGACCCCTGACGGAGTTGCTTTGGCTGCTGGAGGCGGTGCTACTCAGATTGCATTAAAACTTGATTGCTGTGGTTTCTTAAATGATTATTACAAAAAGGCAATACCAATGGGAATGCAACAATTTACAATTACTATTACATTTGCCTCTGCTGATGTTGCTCTTAATCACACAACAAATGCAGCTGCGAGAACTTACACCATAAACAATTTAAGATATTATGCTCCTGTATTTAATATTAATGATGCTGGTGTTAATGCTCAGTTTATGCAACAGGCAGGTTCACAAGGTGTAGCATGGGTAGGACAAAGTTATGGTTCGATAATTAATACAAGAACTGCTAATGCTGGAACACAGAGTTTCCAGTTAAATCCAAGATATAAATCTCTTAATTCATTAGTATCTCTTCAAAGACCATCTGCTGGATTAACTACTTACAATGTTAATGTTGTAGCAGCAACTAACCTCGACAACGTGTCGTCATTCCAATATAAAATTTTTGGATCTAATTATCCTCAGGACGGCATTGATTATACCGCTACAACAAATCAATCGAGAGCATATTTAGAAGCAGCAAAATCTCTTGCTCCAAAAGGTAGAGAACTCGCAACAGGTCAGCAGGTTGCATCTGCGATATTTAGAGGAACAACAGCAGAGAATGGTAAGGGAATTATGGCGATTGACCTTAAACGATTTGATGAAGGAATGCTTGTTAATTGTGGTTTAGATACAGCAGGAAACTCAGCTCCTATTACTCTTGAAGCAGTATATGGAGATGCTGGAGCAGCCCAGCAGGTATTAACCTTTGCTCTTTATGATATGGTATTTATGATGCGACCTGATAGAGTTGTTGAAACTTCATATTAAATTTAATTTAAAAAAATAATATATTTGTTATATATATATGGATATTGAACCTACCGATCCTAATATTGATTATAGACAAGAATTATTAGATAAATATGAAAACTTTGTCCATGATGAAAAGATTGATGATAGTTTTGTTGACGATGAAGATAAAATTAATTTATTTGAGACAGCAAAATATATTGTTAATAGAGATTATAAGGAATATCCATCTCCTATGAGTGAAATATTAATTGAAAAAATTTATTATAATTGTATAAAAAATCTCGATAAAGAAGAATATTTAAAAGAAAGGGAAGAATTAAAAACAAAAAGTATTTTTGAATTACAATTATTAAAATTAGATAAATTTACAGGATTGTAATTAATTTTTATTGATTATATTTTAAAATTAAAATATTATCAATATAATATAATGTCTAATTTAAGAATATTGAGATTAACTAATACAAATTTAAATGTAATAACTGAATCCGCAGATAAATCATCATTTACATATAATATACCTGAGGACTTGGTTAATCTTGGACGTTGTTTAGTAGAGGTTGTGAGTGGATGGGTTCAAGTGACAAGACAAACATTAGATGTAAATTTAGATGTTAATGCGATTGCTGGGAGAATTGTCCCTTTTAATATACCGATGGTTTTAGTTAGAAGTAATATAGAACAATCAGGGACTGATAGTTTTACAAATGGAGATCCGAATATTTTAGGGACGTGTTTATTACAAAATACAAGTATTTCATCCGCTAATGTTTTAAATGGTGACGGAACTGGTACAGGTGGTATTACAAAAAATGTAGCTGAATTTTGTGGATCTCCCCATACATTCTTATGCAACCGCTTACCATCAGTTGTTAAAGTAGAGAAGTTAATGTATCAAGACGCCCAACCCCCTGCTTTAATACCTGCTAATAATTTTCAGGTAAGAACTTTACCTATGGAAGTTGTTTTAAAATTGACTTTTTTAGACATGGAATAAAAAATTGATTTAAATTTAGAAAAATAATCTATATAATAAGTATAATGGTTATAAGAGAAGAAAAAAAAGTTATGGCAGATAAAGTTGCTTATATTAGTAGACAAAAAAAATTAACACCAAAAGAAACAGAGGATTATAGACGTAAGAAATTAGTTGAGGTTAGAAAAGGAACTGGGGCAGGTCGACCAGTTCAAGCAAGGAAAAAATCAAGTGTAGGTTATACTCCTATCGCAGAAATAAATAAAAAGAGAGAAGCAGAAATGGCAAGGGTAATAGAAGGTATGAAAGAAGTTAAGGAAGGAAAGAAAAGACAAAAAGGAATAAAGAAAGAAATAAAATCAAGTATAAGTGAATTTGAAAAACAGAAAGATAAAGTAGAAAATTTAGTAGAAGAGAATTTAAAGAATGCAAGACAAGCAGAGAAAGAAGTTAAACAAGTATTAAAAAAATTAGATCCACCTAAACCAAAATCAGATGCACAGAAATTAGAAGGTCTACTATCAAGTAAAGAAAGAAGAATTAAAGAATTAGAATTTAATAATAAACGATTACAAAAAGAATTAGCAGATTTGAAAAAAAAATAAATACTATAAACATAAATGCCTACAAGAGAAGATTTAGAAAGTCATTTACTTTCTACTTTGAAAAAAGAAGTAGCAAAAACTAATATAACTGGATTTAGCACAATGAAGAAAAAAGATTTAATTGATTTAATGATGAAACATAAAGATAGATTCCATCATATAAAAAAGAGAAGTCTAATGTCATATTCAATAATACCAAAGAGATTATTTGATGCACAACAAAAAAAGAATAGAGCAGTTTTAGAAAGACAAAAGAAAGCAGATGAAGCAAGGATGGAAAAAAAAAAGAGAGCTGATAAATACAAAAAAGAACAAGCAAAAAGAAGACAGCAAAGTGTTAAAGCAAGTAAAGGTTATTCTATAATGTTTAAAAAATAATTAATTAGTATAAATACATTTAAAAAATATCTTATATATTAATATAATGTGTGACACTATTGAAAAAAGAGGAAGAAAGAAAAAATACAATAGTGAAGAAGAATTTTTAGAGAATAGGAGAGAAGCATGTAGAATTAGAAAGTTTTTAAAATATTATGAAACTAAATATAAAATTAAATTACAACCTAATCAAATTGAAGAAGCAAAAAAACATAGAAAAACAATTTTACAAGCATTACCTATTTTAGATTTTTTAAATAGTTTAGAAATTATTGAATAAATAATATTTTTAAATTTAATATTATTTATTTTTGCGGATATAAAATACTTAAAAATATATATAAAATAAATATATAAAAATAAAATGTTTATAAATAGTATAATGTTGGAATTCACAGAACAAGTAAATATTGAAAAAGTAAAATATCTAATCTCTCTCAATGATTATGAATTAGTTGAATATAATGATATAGATAAGGAAAATTACAGCGAGGTTAAAAAATATTCAAAAATATTTAAAGCAATATTAATAAATATATTGACTATGTGTGAAAGGGATGATAATGGTATTGGTTATGTAGAGAGAAAATATAAATCTAAATCTCATAGATATTATGTTGAAAATAAAGGTGTCCAACAATTATCAAAATATCATCGTGATTTTATTATTAGTGAAGGTTGTTTTGATTACGATATGAAAAACGCTCATCCAACATTATTATATTATTTGTGTAAAACAAATGATCTACCTTGTAAAATGTTAAAACTATATATTGATGATAGAGAAACAATTTTAAGTGAAGGGGGTATTGAAAAAACTGATTTTTTATGCATGATGAATAGAGATAGATTACCTCCAGTTAAAACCACAGATGCTACTATTAGATTAATTCTTGATGAAATATTAAAAAATAAAAAAAAATTAATTGAAATTTATAAAAATATTATTTCAAAAGACTGGATAAGAGAAGAACAATTTAAACCTAAAAAGGACAGAGGAAAAAATCCTATCTCTTCTAAAATGTGTAATATATTAATGTATTTTGAAAATATGCTATTACAAAAAGTATTTGAAAAATATGGTCATTATTGTTCTATTCCTATGTATGATGGATTTATATCTACACGTCAAATAGAAATAGAAAATTTAAATGAAATTACAAAAGATTATGGAATACAATGGGCATATAAACCTTTTGAGACACCTTATGAATATCATAATGATTATGAAATGGAAATAATATATGATATAGAAAAAAATGAATTTGAAAATAAATATTTTTATATTACCTCTCAAAATTGCTTTAAAGTATTAATGAGTGATGGAACTTATGAAACTATATCTAAAAAAAATGTTGAAGATGCGTGTGAGAATAAACAAGTTAGAAATCATAAAGGTGATTTAGAAAATTTTGTTAAAGTTTGGATGAGAGATATAAAAAGAAAAGATTATGAAAGTCAAAAATTTTTACCATATACTGAAATTAATGATACACCTGAACATATTTTTAATGAATTTGAAGGTTTTAAATCTAAAAGAGTTGAATATACAGAAGATGATATAAAATGGTTTGATGAATATTTAAATAAAGTTTATAAAAAACCTGAAATTATAGAATATTTAAAATGTTATATCGCAGATATTCTCCAAAATCCAAAAAGAAATCCAAAAGTATGTATTGTTATAAAAGGGATAGAGGGTACAGGTAAAGATAGTTTAATTGATATTATTAGTTCATTAGTTGGTTCTCGATATATGAATCGAAGTAAAGGAATGGATGATTTATTTGGATCTTGGAATAGTATAGTAGCAAATAAATTAGTTGTATGTATGAATGAAGTGCAAGGTAAAGATGGAATAACATTTCTCGAAGATTTAAAAGAATTTATTACACAAGATGAATTACAGATTAGAGAGAAATTTGTAAGTTCAAGAATTATAAAACAATTATATCGATTACTTGTTTTGTCTAATAATTACGCACCTATTAACATCTCTCCAACAGATAGAAGATTTTTAGTTGTTGAAACTTGTATGCAAATGTCAAAAGAAGATTATGTAGAATGGTGGGGTGATTTACATAGTAATATACAAAATATAGAAGTAATGAATAAATTATTTTCATATTTAATTGACCTTGATATATCTAATTGGAGTCCTAAAAGAGATAAACCAAAAACAGATAGTCAAAATTTTCTTGCTACAAGGAATATCTCTGCACCACTTCTCTATATTCATAAATATATTACTGAGAATTGTAAAGATAGAATGGAACAACCATTTAAGATGAAACAAAGTCATTTAAATAAAATGTCTGTAAAAGTATCGAAACTTGTTTTAGATAGAGAAAAAGAAATTAGAAAAATGGATATTAGAAAAACAATGGATAAACATAATTGTATTTTTTCAATACAAAAACCAAGTGCATTTGATTATTGTTCATGCTGGGTTGCTAAAAGTAATCAAGTAGTAATAGACCATTTAAATGATTTTGATTTTAAAATGTATGACGATAATGCACTTGATTGGACTAATATGGGTGAAGATGAAGAAGAAGATTAAACGATTTGAAATATGTATGAATAGAGAAAATCACTTTATTTTACTTTGATTTTAAATTTTACTTTACTTTTTACTTTTTATAATTTTTTATATATTATATATTTTATTACCTATTATAGTAATATATACTATATATTATATATATAAAAAGTAAAAAAGTAAAAAAAGTAAGAAATATAGATATATAGATAATATATATATATAAAAAAGAGATTGTTGTTTTTATATTTTGTATATATAGATACAAACACCCCCAAATCGCACATTATCGACTTTTTTACATTTTTCTACTTTTAAAAATTCATAATCAAATATTCTTTAATTCCTTTCTGTTGTTGACCGCTTTGTTCGTAAGCAGTAGTCACTATTTTTTTTCTATATTTTTCAAATACTTTCTTTACCTCAGGACTAAAATCATAACTCAATATAAATTTACCTTTTATACCTTGTAATGCATTATATACATCTTGTGGTGTCACACTATTTTCTTTATAATCTCTCGTCGATTTACTATAAGGTGGATCTAAATAGAATAATGTTGTAGGACTATCATATTTTTTAATTACTGCTTTAAAATCTTGATTTAATATTTTTACTTTATTCTCATTTAAATAATCTTTCCATTTAGTTGTTTTATATTTCTTACCCCATTCTACACCTTTTTTCCATGTATTTAATTCTTTCTCTCCGACAAATGTTCTCCTATTTCCTGAAAATGAACCTATACTTAAATATAAATTTCGGTACAACCTCTCTTCTTTACTACTAAAACTTTTTTGATTTAATAATCGTTCAAATTTCTCTCTTGTAGGTGTAAAGTCTTTACCTATCATCTTCTCTCCTACATCTTTTTCATCTTGCCATATATTTGCTATATCTTTATCTTTATCATTAATTACATTGTTATTTGCTGGATCTTTAAACATAAATACATGTCCACCTCCTACAAAAGGTTCGACGTATGTTTCATGTGGTGGCATCATTCCTACAATAACTTTTTTTAATTTGCTTTTACCTCCTACTCTTGGAATCATATTATATATAACTTATATATTATTTTATTTTGATAATATATAAATATGAGTGATAAAGAAAGATTAAAAAATTTATTAGAAAGCAATAAAAAAACAATTAAAAAACAACAGCTAATGTTAAAAAATAAAGAATTAAATATCAAAAATAAAGACAGAATATTAAAGAAAAAAGATGATAATATTAAAACTTTAAATAAATTGCGTGATGATAAAAATAAAGTTATTTTAGAAGCGTTGGCACATGTAAAAGAATTAAAAGAAGAAATTAAAGATTTAAGAACTAAACCTGATTATTACCCTGACCTTCAAGAAGCAAGAAAAAAATTAGAAGAAGAGAAAAAGAAGAAAGAAAAAATAAAATATATAAGAAGTATTACGACCAAAAAAGATAAACCATCAGGGTGGGGTGCTTATACAAATTGTATGAAACGATTAGGTCAATACGAAGAATAAAAATAATCATTTATTTTAGACAATTTTAATTAATATAAAATTTTATGTGTTAATTAACTTAAAATAAAATATTACTATAATTATATATGTCTGATACAGAAAGCGATAGTAGTATTGAACCACAAGAAGAAGAGGTTGTAAGTAAAAATGTAAAAATAAAAAGAGGAAAACCCACTACAATACCCAAGAAGAGAAAAAAAGTAATTACAGAAATAATAGAAATAGAAAGTGATGATGATTTACCTAACTCTGAACCTGAAACAGAACCAGTATATGAAAAACCAAAAAGAGAAAGAAAATATAAAACAGCAGGTAGACCAAAATTAACAGAACATCAAAAATTAGAAAAAGAATTATCTAAAAAAACATTAATAAAAGAAAAAGTAATTTATATGATCCCTGATGATAAAGGTGGTTATAAAAAAGTAAAGAACCCAGTATTAACAGAAAGAGATTTAAAAAAAATAAAATTAGAACAAGAAAAAGAAGAACAAGAAAAACAAATAGGTAAAAAATTAATTCAAAAGAAAAATGGAACAATTGATAAAAGAAGTATAGGAATGAAAACAAGAACCCCAGCTCAAATCGCAGCCACAGAGAGAATGTTAGAAGCAAATAAAAAAAGAAGAGAAGCATTGAAAAAATTAAAAAAACAAGAAACAAAAGAAACAATAAAAGATAGTGTAAGAGAAGTTGTAAAAGAACCCTTTTATGAACCAAAAGAACCGCCTAAACCAAAAAATCCTTATGAAGGTTTAATATTTTAATTTAATGCTTGTTTTTGTTGTCTAATAATTTCATCTATAATAAATTTTTTTCCTTTATGTTCTATCTCTGCTTCATCAACATCTAAATCTTCTTGAACTGGTCTTAATATAATATTACTTGCTTGTCGCATTTGATTATTATTTGTAGGTTGTGATAAAGCACGTGGAACTCTTAAAACTCTATTAGCATTTATTTGTGTATCTAATCTGCTTCTTTTTTGTAATGGATAAATATAAAAGTTAATACTGAATTCATAATTAATACCATTAAAATTAATCAAATTATTATTTTGATCTGTTATTTTTAAATCAAGAAAATCAACTGAATTATATAATATAGTTTGTTGTCTATTATCATTTTGATTTAAATAAATAATATATCCTGAATTTTGATCTATACTTATTTTTTGTATGATTTGTGAAAACCCTGACCTTGTAGAGAATACCATACTCGCCGATGTATTTGATTTAACAAATAATGAATGAACACTTGCTAAATCAATTACATTAGTGCTTATAATAGAAGCTCCAACACCGACAACACTATCAGGTGAATTATCACCAGTAGGAAATCCTAATAACCTATTTGCATAACTCCCACTCCAATTAATAGTTTGTGTAGAGCTTTCTTGATTTGTAAATGTATATTTCATAGTATATTTATTATACGTCATACTAAAAGGGAAAGCATCATCTGCCGTTAGTACACTTGCTAATTGTGTCGCATCGTAATTTTGATTTGATATAGTGTAAGTGGTAGAACCATTTAATAAAATTCTATCATTATCTATATTACTTGATACATTATAGAAACTATAAGGAATTTCTCCAGTTTCTATAACCATGTGTAATTCTTCATCTCTTGAATCAACTATTATAGGTTCTTTTAAATCAATTAATAAATGAGAGTTCAATTCACCTGTCATCTCTGCATCTTTACTTCTTATATGTAAAACATATTGTCTGATAGGTTGTAATATATTTTCCATTTATATTAATTATATATTTTTTTTTAATATATAATTATATTATAATGTCCTTTGTAGATTACGAAGAGAGAAAACTAAATGCTGTGGTTGCTAATTTCTCTAATGATGATAAAAGAAAATACATGGAAGAAGTAGATTATATTAGGTCATTATTAGAATTATTAAGAAAACAAAAACAAGCAGTTAAGGATGCTCCAACAAAAGAAGAGAAAGATAAAGCAAAAAAAGAAGAAGAGAAAACAAAAAAAGATTTAGATGATAAATTTAAACAATTAATTAATTCTTATTCTCTAAAAAAATTAGGAATAGTCACAGATAAAGTAGTGCCTGAAAGTGTAATAGAAGGTGCGAAATTAACAAAAGCAAGTCATATATACAATACGTCAGGAGAAGAACAAGCAAAAGCATATTTACAACAACAGGGACTGGATAATTGGAATATAGATCCATTATCTTCTAAACAAATATTAGTTTTAAAAGATGGCAACAAAATTAAATTAGCAGCAAGAGGCACAGATGCGAAAGGAAAAAATTTTAATGATTTTGATTATGATATTAAAGCACATTTTGGAACAGAACAAAATCATAATATATTAGTAGATGCGAGAAAACAAGTAAAAGCAGTTAAAGAAGCATACCCTAATGCTGAAATAGAAGGACACGGATTTTCACTTGGAAATAATGTTATAATCTCACTTGGAAAAGAGTTTGGGTTTCCAACAGAAGGTTATAATGGATATATAACAAAAAATATAGTAAATAATGCTGATAGATATACTGGTATAGACCATACTATATGGAGAACCACAGACGATTTACCATCTATAAGGTCAACATATTTAGATGGGGTGGGTGATTTTAAAGTAAGAACAATACCAGTATTAGAGAATTCTATGAACCCTTATAAAGCACATAAATTAGAAAATTTTACAACAAATAATAGAAGTGGTAAAGAAAGTTCATTACAAGTTAAATTAAGAAATCTAACAGAAGAAACATCAAGACATGGTGAATTATCATTATTAAATAAAATGATACATGATACAAAAGGAAAAGAAACACGACCAATAGAAACAGAAGAAGAAGTAGAAGATAGTTTAATTGATAGGAGACCAAGAACACGAACAAGAACAAGACTGCCAATTAGAGAAACTGGAAATCATTTAGATAATATGGGTATAGAAGATGGAACATTAGTGAGAATGAAAGCATTTGATAATGTTGCTAAATCGTATGGAAAACCTCATCCTCCATTAGATGAACCACGTGTAAATTCTTTAATGAATAATCAAACTTTACCTGACTCATTATCTTTTGTAAATCAAATAAGAAATAGAGAAATACAAAGACAACAAAGAACAACAAGAAATTTATCAAGACAAGGAAATCAAATAGAATTAGATAATTTAAATAACCAATTAACAGGGTTAGATTCATTAGAAGAATTAAATAAATCAACAAAAGCATTAATGGATGCATCGACACCTGAAACACAAGCAAAAAATCGATTTAAAGTAAATAGATTAAAATCACAATGGGATAGAAGAGAATTTTTAAAAGGTCAATTAAAAGCAAAAGCACCAACAAGCACAGATATAGAAATGAAACCAATACAACCAATAAAACCTAAACCTATTGAACCATTAGCAGAACCTATTAGATTTGCTGATGTGACATCAAAACCAACAGCAACAACATCAATAGCAGATGAATTAGATTTAACTGGTAGTGATTTATTTGGAGGGAGAGGATTTGCGAAAAAAATAAAAAGTAATAGAACAATTCAACCAAAAGAACAACAATTATTAATTAGAAAAAGAAATAGAGTTAAATTACCTGATGGAGATAGTAAAAAGAGTAATGCATTATCAAATCAAATAGATAATTTAGAAACTCAAATAACATCAACAACGCCTGAGGTAGATGCACAATTACAAGACGTATTAGATTTTGCTGGGAGATTATCACCACCAAGATCAAGACCTGACACTAAACCAAGTTTTACAGAATGGGCAAGAGAGAATGGAGTAGGAGAAACAAACCATAAAAAATCAATATGGCAATTATCAGGCAATGAATTAACAGATGATGAAAAAGTAGGATTTAATAAATCATTACCTTTTAATGATGAAGATACTTTAAAAGAATTTGCTGATGCTGATGTAAGTGAAAAAGCAAATACATTAGTCGATGGTTTTAAAGCAAGTGAACATGCAGGGAACGAAGTTAATGATTTAATCTCTACACCAGTGAGAGGAGATAATGTATCACGTTTAGGAAATATTGCTCGTGAGACTTTTAAAGGAGTACATCCCATGAATCTTGGAATTTCAATCGGCACAGGAATGGTTGCTGATGGATTTTTAAATACTATTGACCCTGACCATAAACAACCTGAGGTATTAAGAACTGGAGAAAGTGGATTAATCGCAGGAGGTTTAGCATCAACTATTACAGGGGGAATGCTTATTCCTGAAGCAGGAGCAGGTTTAACAGGAGCATTAGCAGGTAAATATACAGCAGAAGGAGTAGATTATGGTTTAGAAAAATTAGGAGTTAATAAAGATGTATCAGAAGGAATTGGAGCAACAACAGGTGGAGTTGTTGGAGGAAGCACAGCCGTTGCTACTGGTTCTTTATTAACATCTATATTTGGTGGGGCTGCAACTGGAGCTGAGGAAGGGGGCGTTGCTGGAGGTGGAGTATTCTCTCCTGAAGGTATATTAATAGGAGGATTAGTGGGAGGTGTTGTTGGATTAGGATCTTATCTTTGGTCGAAGTTTCACGGATAATATAAAATAAAATTGATTTAGAAATTATATAACAAATGATATATAAGAATGAGTGATATAGCAACAGGACGTGTTTATATTATAATATGTATTAAAAATCCAAAAATATTTTATATAGGTTCTACATTTAATCAATTAAGACAAAGATGGATAAAACATAAACAGCATTACAGAGAGAAAGGAAGATTACCTTCAATCTGTAAATATTTTGATGAATATGGTGTTGATAATTTTACTATGAAATTATTAAAAAGTTATGATGTAGTTAGAACTCATAATAAAGATTTTAGACATCTAATAGCATACGAACAATTATGGATTAATAAATTAAAAGGTTGTTGTAATATAATTAATCCATTAAATTTATTACCAAAAATACAAAGAAAAATTTATCGTGAAAACCATAAAGAAAAAAATAAACAATATCAAATAGAATATCGTGAAAAAAATAAAGAATATTTAAATCAAAAAGACAGAGAAAAATATCAAAGACACAAATCAACAATATTAAAACAAAA